AAATCTTCTCTTTGAAAGACATAAGATTGCCCAGAGGCACCTTTGTAAGACAAGAGTCATAACGAGAAGCAATAACAGTATCTTGAAGTTCCAGTGTGTAATGAACAACAGTCTTGCCTGCTTTGAGAGCCTGTGTCCCAAGATGAACGAGAACCATTGACTTACCGGCACCAGTCGGAGCAATAACAACACCAAGCTCCTTTTGTCCAAGACCGCCCTTGCAAATGTTGTCGATTAGATCCCAACCAGTTGAAATAGGATTGCGGAACTTAGGCTTGAAGCGCTCCTCAAAGTCTTTCTTCCAATCATAACCTTCTTCGTTGTTCATACCCAAACGAAGTGAATCGTTGATTACCTGAGCAATCTCATCATAAGAAGAGTTCTGCAGAAGACCAATAGACTTGACCATCGCAGACTTGAGGTTCTGCTTTTTACAGAAATCAAGCGATGTATCCTTGATGTATTCTACATCTGTAAGATCTGTAATCTGTGAGCGAACATAAAACTCGCGCACTTGCTTTGCTGTTAGTTCGTTCTCTGCGTCCAAGTCAGAGCGCAGAATAGTCTTCATAATATCGCGTGATGGATGAACTCCATACTTTTCGCGATAAGAGAAAATCTTTGTTAGAAATAGTTTTAGATAGTTCAACTCCAAAAAGTTGATATCAAGAACTTCTTCGATTTGATCAGCAAACGCACGGTCATCTAGTATTACCATACAAAGCTTTTCTTGGAAGGACTTGCCGTACTTTGAGAAGTTAGCGTTTTCGTTTTTACCAATGATAGTTTGATTCATAGCCACATCTTACTCCGTCACCAGTGCTTTGTCAATACAAATTTTGTTCATAGTGCCGTGCAGATCCTCCCAATTAAAGACACCAAAACCATCCTGATTCATCATTCGAAGAATCTCGGTCTTGTTGTAGTCGTGCTCGAAATTATTTAGTGCGTAATGTACCTTTTCTTGACTCTGCAGCGAGATGGCTGGAGCATACAGCTGCATCAGTTTATAGTTACTAATAACTATGTCTTTGTGCTCTAAAATGTTGGTGAAAAACTTGGCTTTTGAGTCTGTGCTTTCACAGAAATCGAAAACCTCGTGTAATGTCACGTCTTTATCTTCTCTCAGAAAATTAAGATTTTTTGCGATAGACTTAAGTCCAGCGCGTGGAACACCCACAAGATTGTCCGAAGCATCGCCAGCAATAGCCCGAGCAACAGCAAAGTTACGAGGGTGAATGTCGAACTGCTCTACAATGTTCATCTTGTTGTGAACAACCTTTTGAGTCGGACGGAACAAAACAGTCTCATCATCACAAAGCTGAATAAAGTCCTTGTCATTGGACACAATGACCTTCTGCCAACCCTCATAGTGCGGAAGGCGACTAACATAAGAGATTACATCGTCAGCTTCAATCTCGTCAAAGCGGAACTGAATAACAGGTAGTTCGTTTAGATACTCAATAAGACGTACCTGTTGCCATACCATGTTCTCACGCTGTTCTTCCGGCGTGAGGTTATTGGGTCGATTGACTCGAATCGGCTTGCGACCCTCCTTATAATTCTTGTTTTGCTGTCGGCGCTTACGTGACCCTCCTGGCCCATCCCAAACAATCACGATACTGTCCGGGTTAATGTCCCGGCAAAGCTTCTGCAGAATGCTTAGAAAACCCTTAAGACCGCCAATAGGCTGTCCGTGGATTGAAATACTTGGATTTACAATGAACGCCCTGAAGTAAGCATTCAGAGCGTCCACAATCATTACTCTTTTCATTTGTTATCCCCTAACGTAGAAAGCGACTGTGAGGTTATGATACCCCACAGCCGCCTCTTTGTCAACCCTTATTTACTTATTCTTCTTTATCTACGTCGTAGAAATCGCCTGCGTCTCCCTCGCGATTATCAAACTTCTTGATAATCTCTTCATCCATAATCTCAAATACTCGATTTCTAAATTTATCGTCCTCTAACTTATCTAACCAATGGGCTGACTGGAACTTCTCTTCTGTGCCGTCTGAATAAACCAACGAATACCAAGCACCTGCTTGCTTTAGATTGTCAGAGACCTTGATTGCCTCCAACCAACTTTCTTTATCCTGCACACCGATGTCTTCTGAGCCCCAAAGAATCTTGAAAGCACAGTTTCTACCAGCAGTTCCAAATCGTGACTTCTCCAACTTAACTTTTACTTCTGAACCAATACGGAAGCCACTATCATCTACAATAAAGGCAGCTTTTGCCTTTCTTCCTGTTAGCCAAATGCGCAGGGAATAAACATAATGCATTGACTTACCACCCGGAGTGATGTAAGGCGTCGTCATAGCAATAATACGCGCATTTGGACCCTGTGGGATATTCGTCTTCAACTGATTGAGAACCAAAAACGCAGACTGTGTGTTTGCGATTGGAACCGTCAGCTTTGACATTCCCTTTGATAGAACACGAGCCTTGACAGCCATTGTAGAGTTCGGGTTGAAATCTCCCTCTACATCTGAAACAGTCGGGGTCAGAGCAAGTGAATCCCAAATGAATAAAGTTCGCTCTGCTCCTGAGTCCAAGACTGCCTCAACAGTCTCAAGGACGTGCTCTACACTCTGTGCCTGAACATAAATAAGGCTCTCTAAATCACATCCCGTGCGCTCCAAGAAGCCCGGGTCAATAGCAGACTCTGAGTCCATATAAACAACATTCATTCCCATCTTCTGTGCGTTCGCAGCAATCTGCGCAGCCATAAAAGACTTTCCTGTTGCTTCAAGACCAGCAATCTCCGTAAACTTGCCGACTGGAATACCAGCCAGCTGTCCTCGGCAGATAATGGAATCAAGCCAGCGTGAGCCAGTTGGGATCCACTCTTTTACCTCGGTTGGATTTGCTTGATTTAGATTGTGGGCACACTCCACTCCTGAAGTCTTGTTGATTAGACTTCGCAGACCATCAATAGAAATCTTGCCTGCTTTTGACTTACTCTTCGCCATTACTTTTCTCTCCATATTCTTTGTATACTACTTCTGCGAAGTCAGCGTGAAGCATTCTTACAAGATCTTCAACTTCGTTTATCTGGCGCTGTAGCTCAGACATATACCAGATTATAAATACCATCATCACTACAGCGACCAGAATCATAACGCTTACTCCCCGCTGTCGTCGTCGTCAGCAGCCGAGTCATCATCATCGACAACATCGTCGTCGTCGGTGACGGATGAATCATCGTCATCATCTACGGATGAGTCATCATCATCGGTCTCTGAGCTTGAACAGCCACCTAATACTACCGTGTTGGTAGCAAAAAGGCAAGCCAAAAATGTTACAAAAGTAACGATATTTACACGCTTGAACATACTATTTCCTTTCTAGTTTAGTGTTAGAGTTCCGTTAGGGGTCTCGACAGAAACCTCAAAAGCGGAAACAAAGTTGTCGGCATCAAAATACTGAAAACGTCCAGTGGTGGCGGCTTCGGCGTTGAAGATATCTCCAAAGCGAACCTGAACCTCGGTAGAGATGTCACAACGACCACGCTTGTAATCATACTGCTCGGTTGAATACTCTAGAGAATACTCACCGTCATAAATGGTCTCTGCAAGACGCTCGGTGATGTAATCCTGAAAGTAATCCTCTCCTCGCTCGTAATCGTCAAGCTCGCCTTGGGCGCGTAGCTCGTTAAGAATGTCGCTGCCCTCACTTGGCTCGCCCCAGTTGCTATACACCGGAATACCAGATGCAAGCAAACCTGCAAGCAAGCTGGCAGTCGCAGTCTCATGTACCGAATCAGTAACATGATCCTCGTTAATATGCCATACGTCATTTCCCTCGGCGTACTTGAGGGTTACAAAACTATCCTCTGAAATCTCCAGCTCCTTAAGCCGGTTAACAAAATCACTCATTTTAAACTCCCTTTTAAAGTGAAAAGTGGGGCACCTGTAACCCGTGCCCCCCTGCGGTTGGTAGAGTTTACCCTGCGTTCTTGGTGTCCTGCACTTCGACGCGAAGCTCCTGAGCAAGAACCTTTACCTCTTGCATTGCCTTGCGGACACGAGTTCCAGCAGCGTTGTTTCCGCCATTAAAGAACTTCTCGTGGTCGACGCGAGTCTCCTCAAGAAGCGTGATTAGCTGCTCAAGACGGTTCGTTGTATTAGTCATAACTCTTCCTTTCTAGAATGTGAGACCCCTATAACCCCGGGCCTCCCTGCGGAGGGGATGATTAAAGAGCGCCAAGCTCTGCGAAGGCGGCATCGACGGCGTTGACCTCGCTATCGTTGTTCTTGTTGCCATACTTCGTGGTCTCGCTAGAAACCGACTCTGGATCATCGACCTGCGAGTTAACAAAGTTATCAAGCATCGTCTGAACATCAGCAGTCGTCTTTCGCTCAAACAGCCCACCGAACTCGGGGATGCTGTCAAGAAGCTCTGCGCACTTATCTGGAGTTAGATCCTCACAGAGAGCGGAGGGGCGTCGTCGCGGGACCAGCTTTGTCTGAGGGAACGACGCTCCAGGGGGCTTACCGTAAGTAAGAGTAAGGTCAGTGCCAGACTCCGTATCGGTAATATCACCGTACTCAGGGTTGAGCACGAGAGAAAGAAGATTCTCGTATGCGGTCTTTCCGTAACCCCAGATACGAACTCCTGCATCCTCCTGACCACGGACCATAACCGGAGAGAAGAAACGCTGACGAACGAAAAGAGACTTTGCAGTCTTCTTAGAATGCTCGTCGTTGTTGTCTACGCCCTCACGCCATAGCTGAGAAGCAAACTCGCATACGGGGCAGTTATCGCCAAAGTTACGCTTTGGACAAAGGAAGCCGCCCTTTTCAACATTGTAGTGGAACCACATCTCCTTGAAGGGGTCGCCATCGGCAGTAGGCACGATACGAATATCCTGCTCACCATCCTCGGGACGCCAGAAAACGGAGTCTCCACCCTTACCCTCACCTCGCAAGGCTGCGAGCTTCTCTCGCATTTTGTCTAAATTGATACCCATTTTTTATTTCCTTTCTTGGGTTAGAGTACGATCAGCTAATATCCTGATCGCCTAAAAGTTTGTCAACGTATTGTACCACAGAGGAATACCGAATGCAATAACAATATTTCTGTTCGTAACTCGTTCTAAACACACCATACGATACATTCGCTCCCGTGTCAAGCCTAGACTTAACAAAGTTGTTGATTTTTCTGAACAGAGTGCCGTCATTCTTCAGGTCATCCTCTCCAATACCATAGTAGTATACCACGTCCTTCGTGTGTGTCAAGGGGTAGAACCACTTTTCTTTATACTGTGTATAATCGTCACCCTCCAACGTCACAGCACCAATCGTGCAGATTCGTGACAATTCTGATGGGGTAATAAAGTTGCCAATTACAGGCTCTGAATGCTTAAATACGTTTGTCATATGAATAATATTTACAATCGCTTGGTTTAGAGTATCGTAATAACCGATAATAGACATATCACCAATGCTGCGTTCAATGTGCGCGTTATTGACCATAATAATACGCTCTAATACGCCTGAACGAGCATACTCTTGTAGTACAGAAGAAACAATCTTCTCTTGCTTCTTTTGTATCTCGGACATAATCGTTAGATCGCCTTCAATGTAAAGAACTGTAACCTTATTGTTTTGAAGTTGCTCCAACAAACGCAAAGAACCACCAGAGATCTTTCCTGCGCCAGCAATAACAACCAATACTTCTTCGTTTTGAATATCTAACTCTAAGTGGGGAAACTTTGCGTCATACTCTTCGTGAGAAGAGCATTCCTCAATCATAATGCTTGCGTCGTCGTTTGTATCGATAGTAAAAGTTTCATACTGCGGGAACTTTGAAAAAGCCTTCGCAATATTACAACCTGCTTTTCCTAATCCAACAACAATCATTCCTTTACCCACTCCAACAAATAACCCATGTCAAAGCCACCACACTCAATACGCTTAACAGTGACAGCCGTCATAACCTGAGCATCCGTGATACCTTCTCTATTAAGATCCCGCGCACGCTTCGGCGTGATGATGTCACTCATCGCCCACCCCCTTCGCAGCCTTCAACGCGGCGACGAGGGCGTGAGCTTCGGTGTGGTCAGATTGCGCGGACGTGCCCACAGCTCGCCAGCCATGCACGCCGCCCTCAGTCAGCAGGGGCTGGCAGGTCAGCCAGTCGCAGCCCCAAGCCTCGCGAACCTGCGCGAGCAGCACGCCCAGGGTCGCCGGGTCGCGGAAGTCGGGCCACTTGCTGACAACCCACGCTCCGTCGCCGTCCTCGTAACGCTCTCGCGTCCGACCATCGACAGCCCCTCCCGCCCACTCAAACCCCGCCGCCAACGCCCGCAGGCCCAGTTCCTTCGCAGTCTCGTCGTCCATCACTCGCTCCAATCCCGCAGCCCGATCAGCCGCGCCGCAGTAACCACCGCGTCTAGCTCGTGGTGCGACAGGGACAGGGCGACCGCACGCCCGGCCTTCTGCGGCGCCAGGACCACATCGACCCCCTCGCCGTTCTCCCACTCCGTCACGGTAACGGCGGTCTGCTCGCCGTACTCGGACACGTCGATGCGGATGGCGCGGGGTCGGTAGTACATCGGCGCGTCACTCATCGTCGCCTCCCGGATCCGGCAGCAGGGCCCAGCGGTCGCCGTGCCATTTTGCCGGCTTCTTCGATGATCTCTGGAATTCGATCTCGGACAAGCTTATGATATATTTTTTTCATAATTTTAATTCCTTCATTTCTCCAAGGTTTCTGCCTGCCGAGACATTGACCTTGAAGTTACCATAGCGGGTTTTCTTAAACGTGTCAAGCATTTTTATAACTGCCTGTCGTTCGTCGTTTGCGAGATCGATGTATACTGCGTCGTGAATAAGGAACGCGACATTGCTTTTCATCCCCTCCAAAAGCTTAAAAACCTTGTATGCCTGTTCATGCACCATATCAATCGTGGTGCTTTGTACAATGTAGTTGAGAGCGTGATGCTCGTCTACATTATCCATTATTCTACCATAATCCGTCTTGATTTTGAAGCCATCCCAGAACTTATTTCGAACAAAATCCTTGTTGTAAAGCTGCTGTAACTGCTTGTTTTCATTGGAAGAATACAACCAAGCAAAGGTCTTTGTCTTTGCGTCTTCACGGGTCAATTGATTGTTGAAAACGTTCTGAACATTCCAATCGTGGATGTCATTTTGAGGCTGATCTTGCTCTGACAGCGCCAGGAGCACTCTCAACTCTGCTGCATTGAAATCAAGCTCCAAAAGCCAATCATTGTTCGGTCTAATGCACCCTCGAAACTCCTTAC